TGGCGACCATACCAGGTAAGTGAACGCATTCATGCTGCAGTTTGCTCTGGGTAAACAAATTTGGAAGAGAAGCATTTGTGAGCTACCACAAATGTTTTTCTTTTAGCCCATACCCTAACTACAGTTGACGTCGAGACACCACGGATTGTATACGCGTATCTCGTTGTCTGATACCATTATATACGAGTATCGCATATATGTCAACGGGTTTCTCATATTTTTTTGTTTTAATTGTGCTTTTAGCGTTGACTGTTCCGAGTATCGCGTATAAACTATTAGGCATAGAGAATAAACAGGAGAAATAATATGCTTTACGACAGAATAAAGGAAGCCAGAACGAAAGCCAAAATGACGCAAAGGGAAGTTGCTGAAAAAATCGGCGTAGCCGTGTCAACATATAGTGGATATGAACGTGGCGCAAGCGATCCTGACGTGAATACTCTTTGTAAAATAATGTCCATACTGTCTGTGGATGCGAATTTTATATACCAGGACTATGATTGGAATAATAAAGAAGCCCCCGCCGGGGAGCAGGAGCATTCTGAAGGTGTCATTTCTCTTGAGCAGTCAAACCGCCTGTTGGCTGCACTGGGTTTCATTAAGGACGGCGAAGACCTCAGTGACGATGACCTCGCGTTTCTGACGAGCATCATTAGTATCTTGGATGCTTGGTTCACCCGCAAGCGAAAGTAGCATTGAGTATATCCCTGACGCGGATTTGCACAAATTTAACATCCTGTTAAATTTTTCTGTGTTTTTCATAAATCGCCCTCGCATCAACTCTTAAAATCTGGCCATTCTATCTCTTGCTTTTGAGCTTCGAGTAATAGTATAATATGTGATAAGATTCGCATCTGATTTTTGGGGGTCAACTGTGCGAAGTAGTGCATAATTCTGTCGTTCGAATAGTCTTCCATGGTTTTTTCTCCTTTAATCATTTGTGTTTCTGTGTTTTTTCAAAATGCGGGGCACATCGCCTGCCAGCTCATGCACCCCGCAAAGGTAGGTTGTAACCCATCAACCTATATACAGCCTACCACTCATTTTTAAAAAAATAAAGAGAAATATCTTGCGTGTTGGGCGCAATATATTTCCACGAGAACGTTAAATATTTCTAAAAAGCGCAACGGAGCGGAAAGGAAATTGCAAAAATGAGGGTTGGCTACACACCAGGCGCATATGACGTATGTATTACCTGCACCAAACGACCGCAGTACTGCAACGGCCCCAGAACAACAGGATTAACTCCGGAACGACGCGTGGAATTTTCACGGTCGCTGAAGGAGCACGAAGGATGGACGATAAAAGATATTGCCGATGAGCTTGAAATAGCTGAGAGGACAGTCGACAACTATTTTGCAGGAAAAAACGTCCAGCTTTTCACCGCGTGCGCGATTGAGGATTTATTGTTTGGCTCGTCCGGAACGTATCCATGCCCGCTGGAAGCCGTAGCAGAAGCGATGGAAGAACTAAAGGCCGCGCAAACGGAAATCATTGATTTAAAGGCCGAAATCGGGCGGCTCGATGAAGAACGCAGCCTATTGAGAGACACGCAAGGCGGCATACACACGTCGTACAGGGAAGAGCTGGATGCTGTGCGCTTATCCTACCGGCGCGAGATTGACTCTGTGTGGGACAAAGCCGTGGCAGAAATTAAGGCTGTGCGCGCTGACGCGGAAAAGCGCGTCGGGCAGCTGCAAGACGAAATTGCATTTTTACGGGATATTCTTTCAAGAGCGTTGGAAAAATAAAAGATTCGTATTTTTCTTTACTAATTACCAGCGACAAAAGCATTACCCAGAAGCAACAAGGAAAAAAGCAGCATGATAAAGACAATATTATCTAATTAAGGGGGAAATCTTTATGAACTATTATGATTCTTATGAACCGCCAACTGATTATACCGAAACATCTTCTGACGCAAGGAATTTCATTGATAAGGATTACCCGGGTTTAACTTCATGCATTGAATACGAATTTTATAAAGAAGCTAAAGAAAAATTGTTACTCGAACGATCAGTACGACGTTTTCGCACATATCTTTCCCTATGTATTTCAATACTATTGGTTTTAGTTTCGCTTGGAGCGGAAACCGCAAACAACATAACATATATAACGATATTCAAAGGGATCACAGTGTTTTCGGTCGAAAATAGCATGTCTATAAATTTTCTTGGCATTATGTTTTCGATGTTCCTGTTTTTTATTTATTATTTTGCGATATACGGTTTTCTTCGTTTTGCTGTCGGTTCTCACGCCGTTAATTTGTTCACTCGATGTAAGCTGTGGCAAAAAGTTCTTTTATATGTTTTGCCGATACTTATATGTACAACAATCGTATTTTCTATTCAAAATTATTAAAAGTATTTAATGTTGACGAAATATTGCTGTGGCAACCTCTCCGATCGCAAGGCAGAAGGTTGTCTTTTTTCTTTACTTCGGCTTTTGGATTGCTATAATTATAACCACAGAAATGAATAAAGGAGTGTGTGTATGATTAAATAGTGAGGAAAGATCGTAAAAACTGGATTTTCGGAATCGGTACGTGTTTTGCTATTTACATTATTATTTCTATTGTTATAATACATAAATGCAAAAAACAAAAAAAGAATAAAGGAGTATGTGCATGGGTAAACAAAAAAGCGGGCTATACCGTGCTAAAGTCACGGTAGGGCATGATACGGCAGGAAATCCGATCGTCAAGTATGCGAGCGGTAAGACCAAAAAAGAGCTGGAAGAAAATAAACAGGAACTTATAAGGCGGTATATCGGCGGCATGCATGTCGAACGTGATGTAATGTTTGCAGATAGCGTTATATCGTGGTATACAGCCTATAAAGAGCCAACTCTCAGTGTCAGCAGCAAAAGTTGCTATAAATCAATTATAAACAAACACATACTTCCAGCATTTAAAGACCGTCAGATTAAATCCATCACCGCGCCAGAGCTGCAAATATTTTTAAACACAAAATCCGGCTTGAGCGTATCGACGCTTGGATATATCAAAGCAGTATTGACAGGTGTGTTTAAAAACGCATACACAAACGGCATAATAGATCGCGACCCGAGCGCAACGCTTGTGAGACCATCCGCACAAAAAGAGAGCAAACGCGCATTGACGCAAGCCGAAGTAATCGCGGTGCTTGAGGTGGGCAGAACGCACCCCGAAGGGATGATTTTGCTGATCCTTTACTATACCGGCCTACGCATCGGCGAAGCCTTGGGGCTGCAATGGCGCGACGTTGATTTCAAGGAGCGTGTGTTGAGCGTAAATAGAGATATAGATTTTAAAACAAACGCCATTGGAGAATTAAAGACAAAAAGCGCAAAGCGAAGCGTACCAATCCCGCAGGAACTATATGACGCTTTATGGCTTGCCCGAGGCATAGGCGAAACATTCGTCATACAATCGCCTAAGTCACATTCGTTTTTGTCGCAAAGCACGTATAAACGCATGTGGAGCCGACTGATGCAGGCTGTTTACGAAATAGACCGTTCAATCGAAAATCGTAACGGGAAAGCAATCCTTACGGCACACTATTTTAGACACAATTATGCATCTGTGTTGTATAATAATGGGATTGATATTTTATCTGCGCAAAAATATTTAGGACATTCTGACGTAAAAACCACGCTTGGGATTTACTCTCATTTATCGGTCGAAAAGGAAAAAGAAAACGCAAACAAGGTACGTCAAGCATTCTCATAATTTTTAAAAAGTTGCACAAAAGTTGCACAAATCATTTTTTGAATCGCAGTGAAAGAAAAATGAACATGAAAAAACCGCCTAAATTAGGCGGTTTTTTGTGGCGCGCCCTGAGGGATTCGAACCCCCGGCCTTCTGGTCCGTAGCCAGAAAAATACGCTTTTTCGTCTGCCTTGTACTTCTAAAAATCGCCTAATTTTGGAGTTTTTTGTGTTTTAGTAAAAACACAAAATAAATAAAAAGTTGCACAAAAGTTGCACAGATTCACATGCGATGATCCACTACATACTCATAGTACGCGGCCGCTTTGTCCTTAACGGCATCTTTGTCCTCAAGCCACGCTTTGGCTAAGTCGGCGAAAAAGTCAGGACGTTCGACGCCGTATTTTTTTGCAGTTTCAAAATAGTCGCTGTGTAAAGCGTTCATCACCGCCCAAAACTCGTGTGGATCACATTCAGCACGCGCCTGATCCATAAACTTCTTGGTTTCCTCGGGCGTCCAGATTGTCCAATCCTGCCCCATGCTCTTTTTGATCGCCTGCACCCACTCTTTTGCAGTCTCTTTGTCAAAGGGCTTTCCACCGCCGGAACCATAGCCGCGTTCGTGCTTGCCGCCCTGTCGGGGGTTTATCTCGTCGCCGTGGTTATACTCGACATTGGATCGGTACTCCTGTCCAACCTCATTCGGGCTAAAAAAACCAATCGTATTCATGCGCTCGCCGCCCATCCGTCCACCCTCTGCACCGTCCATGCCCGCATAAGCGTTCTTCATGGGCGCATATCTGCCGTTGTCGTAATGCTCGCGTCCTCTGCTGTCTCGCTGACGGCTCTGCATATCATATTCGTATCGGCTTTCTGGGCGTTCCTGCACCCTATTACCGCCCGCACCATTATATGTACTGTAAGCGTTGTACGCGTCCCGCATGCCGCCGCTCTGCATGTCAGCCTGTCCGCGCATGTTCATGGGTGCCTGGCCGTTCTGGTTCGCCTGATTGCGATATGTCATTGCCAGCATCTTCATTCCTGGCTTCATAAATTACGCACCCCCTTCCGCAGTCGGTGCAGTTCCGTCAATCGCCGCAAGCGCATTGCTTGGAGCGCACGCAGCCTTGCCCAACAGTTTAAACGTGCCGCCCGCCGCATCAGTCGCAACGATAGTTGCATATCTGGTTCGCGTGCGCAGACTACATGCCGTCACCTGTGCGCAGCACCCGTCAACGAGCGGATACGTCTCAGTGCCGGTGCCGATTGTGATCACGACCGGCGCGGTGATGGTGGTTTCTTCTGGGATGGACTGTGCAACGACGATACAATATTTGCACCCGCGCTGATAGCTGCCGGCGGGCAAATTGATTGTCAATACGCCTGCCGCAAACGTCACGGCCTGCGATATAATCAGCCTGTCGCACATTTTGCATACATGTTTACATGCCATTAAATCCACCCCCTGCGAGAGACGCCATTAAGGCGTTAAACTTTTTGTCGTGTTCTTTCCGTTCCTCGGCCGACTTTTTCTGAGCTTCCACAAATTCAAGTCTTTCCAAGTACGCCTTTATCAGCATGAATTCATCGTTCGTGATAATCGGCTTTGATAAAATAGACTTTACGTGCATGTCCAGTTTCTGCTCAATTTTTTCAATCATAAATTCATCTCCTTAAATAGTCAGGGGCGGTTTCCCGCCCCGATAATCATCACCCGTTATCGGGGAAATATTAACGTTTAGCAACCACAGCCGCAGCCGTTGCCATAACATCCACCAAACTGTACCGTACCGCACCCGTTAGTGGGGAAATTGACAGGCGTCGGGGGCTGTACAAGGTATGCCGCGGTCGGGCAATCGTTGCCAGTGCGCCTGAGAACCTCTGCTACTGCCGCATCGATACGTGCGCCGATAACCGCGTTCTGGTTGCTCTGGCTGAGCTGGTTGGTCAGTTCAGCAATACGTGCATCCTTTGTGGCAAGCTTTTCGGACACAAGGAAGTCCATCATGCCGCGATAGTTCGCGTTCTGGTTGTCGATAATATCGCGGGTCTGCATGTTGATGACGTTGCCGATGTCGCATAAGCCTTTAGCCATGTCATACCGCACACCATCAATCGCTCGCTGCGTAGTGCAGCAGCAGTCGCTAATTTGATGGCCTATGGCGTTCAACCCGCTCTGGGTCTGGTAGCCAAGATTACACAACGCGCTATCCACGCCGTGGAAACCGGACGTGATGCTGTTGTTCAGCGCATAGGTGCTATCGCAAATGCCCTGCTGTACACCACGGACTACACTGTCGATGTTCTGCATGGCGAAGCCATCATACAGCTCCGCACGGGTCAGCGCACCATTCATCATGTAACCGCCGCCCATGCCGCCCATGCCCCAGCCACCGCCGCCAAAAATCATGGCGAACAGGATAAGGCCAAGCCAGCCGTCACCGCCGAACATACCGCTGCTGTTGCTGTTTGAGTCTGCGCCAAGCGCATAACCCATACCAAAGTCGTTTTCTGCCATTTTAAAAATCTCCTTATCAGTTTATTTGCATCGGGTCACGTGCCCCGAAATGCCAGTTTTATAGCCGTTTTTGTCAAGACCGGCCTAAACTGATATGGAGATATTGGGTGTTATCTTTTCCCGCCCATAAACTGCTGTATTACTTTCGTCGGGTCAACACCCATACTCCGCGCCATATTCTGCGCTGTTAAATCTATCTGTTGCGGGCTTTTTCCCTGCACATAGGGCATAGCCTGCCTAAACTGCGGGTATCTTTGCGAAAGCTGCTGGATTGCTGCAGAAGGACTTACGCCCATCTGACGCATACGCATAATGTCAGTTATCATGGGGTTCATGTGCCTTCTCCTCTGTCATAAGCATTTGCCTCAATCCGTTGATCTTCATTTCCAACGCCGCAAGCTGCTCAACCGTCGCGTATTGCTGCTGTATCGGCTCATCTTCGCGGGTAAACGTGATAAGCGGCGCCGTTCCGTCAGCGCGAAACGCTTTGACGTATATCTTGCCGTTTGCCGTGTCAACAAAGTATGACGGCGTACCGTCAAACGGTATCTGCGCAACCGCCGCTTCTTCTCTCGACGTTACCGCGCGGCAAATAAACGCATTCTGTGCCGGCTGCATAACCGGCTGTTGCTGCTGCATCGGCTGGGGCGTATATTCCTGCCTCTGAAAACCGTACGGCAAAAAATTTTGCGAATACGGATATATCGCCATGTCGTTCACTTCCTTATCCTTTGATGGATTTATTGTAAAAAAAAAGAAGGAGTGCGACCACCGACGCACTCCGTAATGTTTCCGTATTTTTCAGGATATGATTTTTTCGATCCATTTTTGCCCAGACCATGCTTCCATGATCTTCTTTATCCCGGATCGATACCATTTTTGTATCGCATCAACACCAAAAGCCATCCGTTCCGCCGCCGCTTCCTGCGTGTACTGCTGCCGCCCGCACAGGTCGATCACAGCCTTTTCTTTCCACGTGAGATTGACAAGCGTCAATGCAAAGTCAACCAGCGGCGCCGACGGATACCGTAAAAACGCCAATACATGACTTTCCTGCACGCGGATCACCTCACTATGAGCAGCACAAGCACGGCGCAGATAAGGCCGACTATAGCGCCCGCCATAACGACATTTTTCCGGCGCAATTCCGTAATTTTTCCGCACGCTTCTTTATGCTGCGTAACGGCTTCTTTGGCTATCATGGTGGCGATTTCTTCCCAGCGGCTGGGTTCTTCCATATCACAAACTCCCCTTCTGCGTGGGATTGTTGACGATACCGAAGCCAATGAGTATCGTACCGACGGCATTTAGTATCGTCTGCACCGTTTCGTCCGTAACGCCCCATTTCTGCGGCAGGCCGAACGCGGACAGGATCGTCCAAATCGCACCCACTACGCTCACCCACAGCGCCCAGCTCTTAAACCTGTTCTGTTTGTTTTCCATCGTTCTTTCTCCTTTCAATCGTCGCCTAAAATTCGTTCCTGCATCTGTTCGCGCATAAACGCTTCCCACTTGTCCTTTGCTGCAAGGTAGGTAGCAACCGCTTCGCGCATCTCGCCGTTCGTCTTGCCGTTCTGTACGGCAATTGCCGTCGCGTACGCAAGTTTCGAGTTCGCAATCTGTATATCGAGCGACAGAAGCGATTCGCGCTTCCTTGCTTCCGCACGCTCATGCACCTGTACGTCGTGCTTCTTTTGTTTTCGCTGTAAGTAAAATGCTACCGTCGACGCGATAATCCCCGGCAGCAGTCCGATCAGGTATGCGGCAATATCCATCAGCTCCACACTTTCAACCTTCCGTAATGCGTCCAGCCCTTGAGCGTGTCGGTCTTATTCGTCATGCGGTTGACGGTTCTGCGGTCGAACGTCTCTTTGCGCATTACCACGCCGTATGCCGTGCCTGCCGCTTCGTATACGCCGTCAAAGCCCACAATCGCCATGTGTACCTTTTTCCCGCCGCTGTCCCTAAAGAGAATGTCGCCCGCTCGCACGTCGCTCTTTGCTATCGGCTTGCAGTAATTGCGGTACAGGCTATCCGCCGTGCTGTCCGTGCCGGATACGATTTTCAGCGCCGCGTTTACCCACCAGAACAGGCCGGAGCAGTCCGCGCAATACAGGCGCTTTTCGAGCTTGTCCGCGCTCTCGATTTCGTCCATAAGCCATTCGTACCGTCCGCCCGTGAAATAGTTCGGATCGGCTTTCCTTCGCTGGTCAAGATATTCCTTCGTCAGCACATTCCCCTGTCCGCCGATGATGTAATAATCCCCGACGCACTTCTTGAGCAGTTTTTCCATTGCCCGTATTTCCTCTTCGTGACCGTTGGGGGAAGGTTCCGGCTGTACATCCGGTTCCTCGTCCAGCGCCGCCCATGTGTCTTTCCCTATAATTCCGTCAACGTCGAGCTTTTTGGCCTTTTGGAAATCCACCGTCGCATTGTACGTCTTTGTGCCGAATACCCCGTCAATTTCGCCGCAGGGGTGTCCGTGGTCGGTCAAAAGCCCCTGCGCTTCTTTTACGTCCTCGCCCTTCATGCCTTTCCTCAACGTCCGGCGCACTACGATGTTCTGACTTTCTTCGCTTTCTTCTTCGATCTCAGGCGGGAAGAAGCAGATGACGTCCTTCATAAAAAGCACGTCGTCCCAAGTCATGTAACAGTCGCCCTTCTTGCCCCAGCCTTCGCCCCACGAATTGCGCACGAGCACGCCCTCTTTTTTGCCCGTCACGGTCGGAAACTGACCATAGCCCATAATGACCATCTCGTGGTATCCAATTGCCGAACCGCCGCGATTGGAGAGCCAGCCAAAGCCGTCGGGATATTCGTTTACAATCGGCGTACAGAACACGATGTGCCGTCGGTCGGCGATTGCGGCCTTGATTTCATCGACCGTATAAAGCCGCGCCCACGTCCAGCCTTTGAAGGGCGACAGGTCGATTTTCCCGCGCTTTGCGTTATAGAAGTTCACCGCGTCCGACCAGTACATTTCCTGCGGATCGTCCTTTTCGGGCGCTACGCCTTCTTTAACCGCGAAGTTTGCCGCGTCGTTCGGGTACATGCCCTCGCTTGCGGGGCCGTTCGGCCTGCCGCCGCCGTAGAGGTACGCCGTGCCGAAGCGTTTGTCGTAGATGCGCTCAAACCCGAAGCGTATGGACTGTGCGACGCATGTCCCGTATGTTTGATGATAGCTCTCCACGCCGTTGTCGGGGATGATGTCGCTTTCCGGCCATGCGCGCATGACGATATTTGCCGTGTAATCCCGTACGTCTACGGGAGAGGGGATCGCCCCCATGGGATGTTTGTGCATGATAAGCCTCCTTAATTTGTGTCGGTAATCAAAAACGCCCCGATATTGTTCAGGGCGTTTTATCTGTTTTTATGTCTTTTTAAACGCTTATTTTGATACGGGTTCGCATACGCCAACCGCATCTGCCGGATCGTATAGCAGTGTGTATTGCGCCGAAAGAACACACCGGTAAAGCTTGCTGTCTTTTGCGCTCCATATCAGCATGTCCGGCTTGATCAGCATATTATATACATATGGGTATGTGCCATCCGGTTTCATGCGTGGCCTTGCTCCGTAAAGCGCTTCGGTGCCAGCCGTGAACGGTATCCACGTTTCTTGGCTTGTGTGTGCTTGACGTACAAAACCGATTTGACCATCATACATAAACAGTTCATTTGCTTCATACGCTTTGCCTGCTTCCCATTCGGGATAGTCAAATAAGCCAGCGTAGACTGGTGGTTCTATACTCGTGCTTTTAGCTTGTTCGGACATGACCTCACCGCCAAATGCGCGCAGCTTACTGATGTATGCGGGATGGTTCGCAATATCCTGTGTAATGCTCATTCTGTACCCCCTATTGCAGCCGAAACAGCTTTATAGTATTCCTCGTATTCGTTGGTTATTGGTTCGGGTTCAGGCAGGGGCAATTTCACGGCTTCCCCGTCGATTTCCCTGTACCATATTTCACCGTCAAAAGTGTAATCACCGACCGTAAGTCCCCAAGGCATGGGGTCGATAGCATTCGGAAATTCCGACATATTCTCCGGTAAAATGCTAATCATATTAACAACTTGACCATTTTCTACTACTGCTGCTGTCATATATTTCACCTCACAATGCTATTCTTATCATTACAGCGCCGTCGTGACCGTTACCTACAGATGCGCCATTACTGCCGGAACCATTGCCGCCGCCACCACCGCCGCCGCATCCGTAATACCGGCCGTCTTGTCCGCGGTATGAAGTTCCCTGGTGGCCGCCATTACCGCCGCCGTATTCTCCACCTAAACCGCCTTTAACTTTTGTAGCGTCCGAACCGTCAGAGCCGCCGTTTTCAGATACAACATTGTAATTTCCGTAATCACCCGCATCAACTAAAAAATTACCGCCGCCGCCGCCAGCGCATGCAGGTGGCATATCCTGCGATAAAAATGGCCGTGTTGAAGTGCCTTGCCCTTTTCCTGAAGTATATGCAGTACTCACATCACAGGCGCCGCCGCCGGAACCGCCGTCGCCACCGTTAAACATCCCGCTATAAGAATACTGCTTTGCAGTCCCGCCGCCTTCAGCAGTATAAGTTGCATAGGATGTTTGCCCGCCAGCTTTAGCCGCTGCACCGCCTGCGCCAATTGTAACGCTTGCGCTAACAATCGAGACATCGGTTTTGTTTGTTGTGTAACCACCGCCACCGCCGCCGCTTGCTCCGTTTGCGGGCGCTCCCGTATTGATCATCACCGAAGCACCGCCGCCACCACCGCCGCCGCAAAGCCATACATCGCCCGTATAGGAACCGTTTACCGTCAGTGTGCCGGATGTTTCGAGGATCAGCAGCGCATACAACGTGCCGTCCATTATTTTCATCATAGACAGCATACGCCCTGTATAATTTATATCTGTCAAAATGCGCTCCATTGCAGTGGAAGAAGATTTGCTTTTTCCGCCCCTGCGGCTGATGAATGCCTGTGCCATATCAGTTCATCTCCTTCAGTACGATTTGTATATCCGTTTGCGGCGGCGCGCTGTAACATGTCGCCGTGATGGCGTTGACGCCCGTTTCGATTTTGTCCACCAATGCCCATGCTTCCAGTTCCTGCATGGCCGTTTCGACGGTTTCCGTAAGTACCACGTCGGCAACAGGCCGCGCGTTTTCAGTCATTCCCGAAACGGTTATGCTCTGCGTATACGGCGCCGTGCTTGTCCATGCGTTTTTTGACAACGTAATAAAGACCGGTGAACGTTTCACCGATCCCATGATGTTGTTATATTCCACCCGTATATCCCCATCCGCAACGACGTTCGTCACGGGCGCATAAGCGGACATGTAGACGGGGTTCAGGCGTGTTACGACGGGTTCAGCGAGTGCGTACTGCACTGTTACGGGCGTTCCGGCGGCGTATTGGGCGGCAAGCCATGTCAGCATATCATCTTTTGTGTCGGCTATATCGGATGGGTCAATGGATATGAGTCCCATGTCTCCGCTGTTGGATGTATAAGCCTCTATAAACGCTTCCCCTGTCCATACGAAGCCGGTTTTTCCGTGTGATGAAATGCTATATTTTCCCGTTTGATTGCTATCAGTAGATAGCTGTTTGGGTAATGCAGACAGCACTGTTCGCAACTGCATATTGTTTCCGCTTTTTGTCTGCGCAGTTGTCATCCACGCAACATTCGTTTCCGTTCCGGTGCACACGTATTCCCCAACCCGTTGCACGTATTCGCCCGTGGCCACGTCGTACGTATCGCATATCCATTGCTGCCCGTTTTCGTCCGTATAATTCCCGCCCGAATCCACGGGGATACCTCGCAGGGTGATTTCCGGCGTGATAGAGTAGGTTGTGCCGGTGTAGGGTTCGTATGCCGGCATGGTTTCCGCAGTATATTCACCTTCTACTATCATTATGTCAGTAAAAGTTGCAGTATCGCCATTAGACGCACTGCCGGAAGTACTAACTCTAAACATGGCTATAAGTACAGGTTTGTCGTCGGGAGCCGTGTTAGGGATTACAACCGTCCCGAATTCTCTGATCGTCGTAATGATTACGGGTGAAGTGTTGCTCGTTGTCGCGAACGCAAACAATATGCCGGGGGTATGTGTCGGCACACTTGCTACAGCATTAAACGATACCGATAATGTCTTTCCTTTTAAATCGTCTGGGAGTATAAAGGTAAAGCTTCCATTCGCGCTTCCGGTAGCGGTTACTGAAATTTGATTCTCACTTACATTGCCGGTTGCGCCTTGATTGCCAGGAACACGTAATGCAGTCCAGTCAATTAAGTTCTTCCCACACACGTTTACCCCATCCGCAACCACGCTTTCAATATCCACGGGCCCGCCTTGGTAGGGTTCCCACGTTAAGTCTGTTTCATCGGCGATACAGACCATAAGGCCAGTGATTGTTACGGTTACAGCGTTAGTCAGGACGGTTGAAGTATTATTGGCATAAAATGCTATTCGGACGTTTTCCGCGTTCGAAGGCACGGATATTATTTCTGAAGCCCCTGATTTGTTGTTGGGAACGCGTCCATATGTCGTATTTCCATCCAGTTCGTACATCAACTGTAAGTTGCAAACAGCACCGTCTGCGTATCCGTCTGTAGCACTGTATTTTATGACTATGTCTTTACCAGCAAGTTGCAATGACGATAAATTACGGCTAAGGCAACCGGAATAACCCTTTGATCCGGTAACCGATATTGTATACCCTTCCTCTAAAATTTCGACGCTGTCTGGAGAATTTATTGGAGCAATAGCATCCGCATTCAACAAATTTTTCCCCGTCGGTATACTCACATCCGGACTTGGCGTGCCGTCCTGCACGCTCTTTCCGTATATCTCCGCCTGCGTCAACGCCGTCCCATCGATTACGCCGTCTATCGTGACGCCAGCGCTTCCCGTCGCCGTCGCACCCGTCAGCTCCGCCTTTTTCGCATAGTACGAAGGCGGCTCCCCGCCTAATTTCTCTGCGTTGTCTGCTTCATTGGCTTTTTTTGCATTTTCTGCGTTGTCTACAATGCCGTTATTATTTTTATCATATACGTTTTGCAGCATATCGCCGCTTCCTGCCGGAGCATCCCAGATCATATCATAATCGCTGTCACTTTGCTTTTTGAGATACTGCCCTGCAACGCCGCCTTTAGGTATTCCGGAGCTATCAAATTTTTCCTCCACTTCATCTATCTTTTTAGATAATGTTTCTTCCGTTTTATCAAGTTCTTGTTGCGATTTTTCTACAGCTTGTTTTATCTGTTCTGTAATCGTCGTCCCTTCAATGCCGTCGATTTCAGAAACTCCAATTAAATCAATACCGCCGGGCTCCGCCAGCGCGTCTATTGTTGCGTTTAACGCATCCTTTAATTCATTTGAGTTTGAATCAAATACTGCCTTTAGCTTGTCGGCGTCAATTTGCGGCCTGTCCGGTTGGTTTACAACCGGATCAGACCATGCGACAATTTTATTGTCCTTTAAAGTCATTTTCTTACCCCCGTAAATTATTTGTACTTGTATCCAGCCACAGTTTCAATCATGTACCGTTCCTGCTCTGGCGTGAGGTTCATGTTTTCTATTTCCGCAATTATCTTTTTCTTGAGAGACCCCGAAATGCTTTTACCATCCTCGTCTTTATCCGCCTTAAGGCCGTTGGTTCTGTAGATATAATCAATGTATTGTTCGGCTGTAATGCGTGCGTTACGCTCCGCCATGCTGACGTCTTTATAATCCACATACCCATTTTTGGACAGAAGATACAGTTTCCCGCGTGCATCAAGACCAAGGTTTTCTAAAAGCTCAAGCACGCGTGTTTTTTCAAGTCCGCTTTCAGTAACATTGTCAGAGTTTTTACCGTTGATGTCTTTACGTGCGTTATAATATTCCAAATACTGATCGTTTGATATTCCGTTTGCAAGCGCTTCTTCTGCCCCTTCAACAGCAGACGTTCCAGCCTGAGATAAAGCAAAAGCAGCGTCAGACGAATAATCTGCAGGCGTTCCACCATCGTTTCGCGTCATTACCCAGCCGCTTTTTATAGATGTTTCTATAAACGCCTTCTGATCAGGTGTTAGCGTGTTGTCATCGTGCAACGCGGTTTCAAACTTTATATTTCGTTCCTCATCCCCTTTGAGCTGGTCGTATATGTTGATGTAATCAAAATAAGTTTCGGGAGATACGCCCATGCCTACCGCTTCTTTTGCTTCAGCATACGTTTCTTTATCCAATAGCGACAGTTCAAACATCATCTCCGATGAATAATCCGCCGTTTTCGGTACTTCGGTTCCCTGCTCGTCTTCCGTTGTATCACGCAAAAGATATTGATCGATAACCGTCTTTTGTTCCGGCGTATAGTCGCTTTCCATTATCAGCCGGCGCGCCTGCTCTTTTGTTGTCTGTACTGTATCGCCGGTTTCGTCCCTGATCGGTTCAAGTGCTTTGATCTCTGCGCGCAATGTAAGAAATTCAATTCCGTCTACGCCAGCTTCTATTGCCTTTTTATATGCCGCTGTATCGTCAGCCGAAAGCATGTTAAAGCCACTATCAACATACTCCCTTGCATTTGGTGTTGACCATTTCCCGAACATAATGCCCTGCGCCGTGTCATATGCGTCTTGCCCCGCCTCGAATTGCAATCTCGGGTTCCCTTCGCTGTCATACGAATAGCTGCCGCCTTCAATTGCAGTTCGTGCGCCGGTTATGCTGCGCGCTAACTGTCCGCCACCCCATGGCATTACCAACGGAAGCGCCGTAGATAATACATCGTCCCATTCAACCCTTTCCCCACTAATAAGGTCATCACCAAGCGCCACCAAATCGCCAATCGCCCCGAGTCCTACATTTTGCGTTCCATATCTGGTGGGATCTTGTTCGCCGAATAATTGTTCCGCAGCTTCCTCGTTGAATGCCGCTGACGTGATTTGCGACGCATACGGTACGCTCCCGAAAAATTCACCCACAAGGCGCCATGCAGTATCAGTGAGTATCTGCCCAAATGTGCGTTTCTCTTCGTCATCGTCGTTTGCTGCTTCAATCTCACCTTTTACGATGTCGTATACCGCCTGTATAAAGTCGTATCCGCCTGGCCTGTTTCCGGTGACCGCTTCCGCTACGGTGTTCATGACGTAGGTTGCAACCAGAAAACCAGCTATTCCTGCCGCCTTTTGCTTCCCAATTCTGTCTTTTAAAAGGTCAAATTGGTTTTGTATCTCCACTTGGAATGGAGCTACAAGATTTACAATTTTCGAATTCAACATATTCGGCATTTCGCCAACGTCACGGCCTGCTACAATCCTTCGAGTAACATCATCAGCATAATCGATTGCATTTTCGTATGGCCTTGCTGCGTTCTTAACGTTACCGCCATTGTTGACATACTGTTCATACATCGTCCACCATACATAGTTCGCTACGACCTTGTCGCCAAATTCCATCATCGCAAGCGCCGCCTGCTTTGGCTTTTTGGAAAGCTGCTTTTCGAACTGCCGCTTCGCCTTATCAATGTCGTAACGTTGGGTCATAAAGGTACTTTGTGCTCGTATATCTTGATAGACATCCCTGTTTTTCCCGACCATGCTTTTTACAGCCGACCGAAGGCCGCGACCCCATTCTGCGGGGTTGCTGGAATAAAGCGCCAAGTTCGGCAAATTGAAAAACTGCGTCAATGCATTGCGAAAACTACCGAGCAGCGTATTGCTTTTCACCCTGCCATTTAGCCAGTTTATTGCCTTTAACGCGGTGCGGCCACGTCCGCCGAACCAATCGCCTATAGCCCTATCTATTCCTGACGATTTCCCAGATATATTGTTGATCCAGTCCGTGAGCTGTTGGATTAATGCGTTCGCCCGCTTGTTGTTTGCTGCTGTCGCCGCATCCCGCAATATTTCTATTTTGTCCCTGATGTCAGCAATAAGCGGATCAAATGCAATCTTATGTTCTGCTGCTTGTATGTATTTGACCATGCCGCCGATCGCATCTTCCGAGTATGCGCCGCCTTCCCTTCGTTGCATAAACCCTTCCCACTTTGATTTCGGTTTTGTGTCTGCGCTAATTCCTGCAAGCATTGGCGATATATTGTTTTCAGCTTCAAATATATTAACCAAAGCAGAAATGCCTTCCGCCATCTCTTGGAAATGGTGGAAATAATCCTCGCGTTTTATAAGCCGTTTATTTCGATATGCTTCGCCGTTTTCTATGCCGGTGATAACCTTCTTGTAAGTGTCGCGCAGTCCGTTTTCCCGATTGCTTAACTCTGTGATTTCATTTGAAATATCCCTCTTTGTACTAAGCGCTTTTGCAAGCTGGTTATGCAGTCTTTCATACGTCTTTGTGTCTTTTTTCTTCTTCCCTTCCATCTTGGAACGTATGTCGTTTATTATTTCGTCCTGCGTTTCAAGCCTGTTCACAGCACTCTTGCGTTTGTTCTCCGCCGCTGCTATTTGCTTCTCAAGATTTGCTTTTCTCTTCTGCACAACCTCGACCGCTTTTGGATAGACCGTTTCCAGCATGGCGTTGATACGGTCGACATACTCGTCATATATGCGTCTGAACTCCTGTTCCGCTTGCACGATCTTCTGCCACCTATCAGAGAACTGTTCCTGCAGATCATCCAATGTATATGGAATAATATTCCCGTCCTTGTCTTGGTACTGTTTTTCACCGTAACGTTGGATTGCCTGACTGTCCTTTGAGCCTTTCCGTGTGTCTATACCGATTTTTTGCAAGGTTCCAAAAAGTCCGTTCAAACGCGATACCGTTTCGCGCGTATACCGTTGCGCCGCTTCGTTGGCTGGCTTTTCAATGGCGTTATACAGTATCGACCTTACATCCGGATCGCCACCCGCTGCCGCGTCAAGGTTGCGACTAAGCGTCTTTGTCGCGTTCACCCCTTTGTCTCTGATTTTAACTACCATGTCTTGAGCGGCTTCGAATTCTTTATCCGCGCTCGGAAGTTCGCCCAATCCCAACGGTTCTGTTTGTGTTTCCGAAGGAGATGGTAAAACTTGTGCAATCTGTTCAGTAGCGATACTCAACGACTCGGGTGTAATCTCAACTACATTTCCCTGAATACCGTTTGCGTTTTCCGGTGTTACTCCCGCATACGGGCGCTTAATTGTAGTCGCCCGACCAACACGCAGAGGCGTTATATCCTGCCCTTGTCGTACCTGCGCGTTCTGTTCGATGTTATCCAGCAAAGCGTTCTGCAAGAACGACAAATCCCCGCCCGCTTCTTGGTACGCTCGGGCAAGCTCTCCCACGTTGGTCGATGTAGGCTGTACTCTTCCCGTCTTCATCTGCATTGCACGATTGAACGCTTCCGTGCTTAAATCCAGCGTCAAAGCGTTTTCGAGCAGCGTGTTATACTCGCCGCTTGCCTGTACCGCATCGCCCAATCGCTTTGTGCCCACTGCATCCGATACGTTCCCCCCAGTGCCAAGCAGCACAGATACGATTGCGCCTATCATCGCATCTTCAAGTGCTTCCTCAGACACAAGTTTTATTTCGTTATTTTCATCCAGCGCGAGATTGCGAATAACGGGCGTCAGTATGCTTTGCAAATATTCTTCCGCACCTTCTCCGACAGCCTGTATGCCAATCTTTGCAGCTGTTTTAAGTGCTGCGTTCTTGACGTTCCCTACAAGCCGCTGTACTACGTTATTCGTCGCCTGACCGCCGAGCGTGCCAATACCACCGAGAATATACTGAAGCGCGCCTTCCGACGCGCCTGTGAGTATGCCGTATGTTCGTGCTTGTTCCGGTGTGTATCCTTCTTTTAAGGCTTCACCATAGGCATTACCGCCGGAGCTTAAACCCATTGCAGCAGAACCTATGGCGCCTGATACTGCAGCAGGAGCGCCCAAACCGCCCGTTGCGATAGATAACCCAACAGCCGGAAGCATGTTGCCTACCGAAGAGCCGACTTGATACGCACCGCGCCAGAAAGGACTTTCAATGCCTTCATATATAGCCGCAGACGTTGCCGCCGTTCGCGTAGTTGGCAATGCTTCAGGGCTGAACGCCTGACGCACACCGGTTGCAAACTGGTCAAGGCCAGATCCGACGGAATATGCAGCCTTTTGCAAGTCGGTCATATTTTCAGCAGCTTTCTGGCCTGCGCGAATATTCAGATTTTCGTATAGTGCATCAAGGTACTTGTCGCCCTCTTTAGTGCCGTACTTGCCTATCAGATAGTGATACAAAGCTTGTTCGTCTGTAGTCATTTCTTTATAGGCTTCATATCGTTCTTCTTCGTCTTCGCCAAGCCAAAACGCATTCCCGTCCGCAACTTCCGGATCGTACGCAAAAGCAAGACGATTCTGGATGTCGTATCGGTCGTCAGCTTTGCCGCTGCCAACAGAAGGAAGCGTTTTAATCGGAGAATATCCCATTCCTTCGCCGCGCAATGCGTACTGCGCAAAATACGGATCATCCGCCATGGAGTTATACCGGTTGAGCGTTTGCGTGCTTCGCGCATTGTTAATCGCCTGCTGTATCGCGTTTCTTCGGCTTTCAAGCTGTTTAATTTCTTCCGCAAACGCTGCCGCCTGCGGATTTGTCCCGTCCGTGATAAGCCCCACGCCATTTCGTGCATAATCCATTTTTAACAATGCAATCTTTTCATCGTACGTTGCAACCTCGCGTTCTGCCGCCTCGATGTCCAGATTAGAGCGCAAGTTATATTCAGCGATGGATTTTTCCTGCTGGTTTTGTATTGCCTGTATTGCGCTATCAATGCTCGGAAGTTTTACCAGCTTATCGTATCCGCTACCTGTTGCATTGACGGAAGGCAAGCCTTGCGGACTTAATGACATTCCTTTTTTGTCTGCAGATGTTTGAGACCCCGCAAGTGGCTGCGCTTTTGATTTATCTATGTATTGGTCAAGCAAAGAGTTGATTTTTCCAACGTCTATTCCCTGTACCGCAGATGTTTGAGACCCCGCAAGTGGCTGCGCTTTTGATTTATCTATGTATTGGTCAAGCAAAGAGTTGATTTTTCCAACGTCTATTGTATTATCCATTAAATCCACCCGCTCAGTCCGATTGAACTCGGATTGTCCCTATGTTCTACTATGCTCTGTGCATTTTGTTTCCCCATGTTAGCTTGCCATGGTGTGATTTGGCCAGCATTTAGCATCTGATCCAATGCGGACACGGTTTGTTCAAGCCCGTTTGCAAGTGTGCTTTGTGCAGCTGTATATCTCACTTCATCATCCGTCAGTTTTATTCCGCTTCCGCTACTGCCGCGGCCACTCCTGCCGCCACTGCTATAACCGCCACCACCAGACGAGCCGCCGCCGGATCCGCCGGACATGCTCGCCATAAGCCCGGCAAGCGCAAGTGAGTTTTCAAACGCCTGCTGCGCCGCCTGCATTTCCGCGTTGGCCTTTGCAATCTGCATATCCGCCATCCACTTGGCATACTCGGCGTCTCTCGTGTACCCGCTTTTTATAATTTCAAGTGCTATCGCGTCACGCTCTGCGTTCTCCTGCCGGTTTGCAGCGTTGATGTCATTGCGCATGCCTACGTTTTGCGCGACCCTTGACGTTTCCGAAACGCCGCTGACAGGATTGTCATAAAGATTTCCCGCAAGACCCTGCGACGCAAGTATTTCATTGTTTCCTATCGCGTTTAACCGCGCGTTCACATACGCTTGGTTTCGCAAGGCATTGTACTGATCAGTCAATGCCGACGCCTGGGCGTCAAGGTTTGCTTTGTTGCTCGCGTATGCAGCGTCGACCGCCTGTTTGTAATATTCTCCAGCAGCGTCGTAAGCAGGGCCTATATCGTACGGAGTAGTTCCAAAATTCATCCCGCTAAACGCAGACGACATTCCTGCACCGGAAAGAGAATTGTACAGGCTCGACCCGCTGTTTAGTCCTTCTCCTGCATAGTATGCAGCGTTCGTAGCGGGCCCCCATATTCCATCAACTTTTAAATTCGCACCGCTTGCGTTTAACTGCTGTTGTACCTGTTTTACATCGTCTTTGCTGTAAACGCCCATAGGCGGATAGTATCCGCTCAATACATAATCAGCCATATGATCCCCCTATTTCACGTAGTTTCCAATAACATACTGGACTTGACATCCAAACACGCCAAATCCCTCGTTTAACGCATCGTTTTCAAACACAAACTGCACCGTGTTGAACTTTTTCGCTTTTTTATTAAATGGTACGACCTGCGCTGTATCTTTGGTGTTAAACGTCCATCTGGAAAAATCTATATCCGCAAAGTTGAATATATCCATGAATGCCTCTTTTATCATTTTCCTATGCGTTTTTTCTGTCAGTACGTATATCTTTACAGATGAACGGTCAAACGGTTTTATAAGCACCGCGCAGCCTTTTTTTGTGATTGTCTTTCGTCGTGTAAAAATTCCCATGTCGTCAGATTTGGTTGTCCAGCGCGCTATAATCGGTTCGCCATCGTCGCTGTATTTTTCGAGCTTGCTTATATCCGAGTTAAACATGCACACTTTTCCATCTGCCGTACCAAAATAAAGTTTTCCGTCATTTTCAAGCAGTACCCTTGCCGGGATATTCGTCCAATAGAACCATTCATAACTAAAGCTCTCAGTTGTGCTGCTTCCGCTTTTGCGTCTTCCATCGGCTACATATGCAACGCCGTTCACGCACAATACATACAGCCCGTTCCATATTGTTGCAACCGCATCAGAAAGCCCTGTATGCGCTTTAAGTTTTGTGTTAATGTATGTACTCCTGTCTTGCAGAGAACGCTCTTGCGTGACGGATTGAGAAACAATAGCATATACTCCGGTTTTTGACAGGAAAAGCGGATCGTCCCTAAGTGTTGCAAATGCATACTTTGACACAGCGCCAATACCTTTAATGCCCTGCTGTACAGGAAAGATGATATTCCCGCTATCGCTCATACTGGCAGTACGAAGAAATACTTCCGCATCCTGTTCGTTATCTTCTTTTATAATCATCAGCGACCCATATTGTTTTAAATATCCCATTATCGCAGACGCATCAGAGCCTATTGCTGTATACCCCGTATCTGGGAAGTATGTAGGATCGTCCAACCCTGATTGCCAATCATAGTTTTTATAATCCGGATTTCCAGAAACAAAAAAACGGTTGTCACTGTTATATCCATATGTCGCCGCTATGCTGCATTTTGCAATCCTGTCAGCGTGTCCCTCTATGTTTTTTTCGAACTGTATAACAACGTTGTCCACACCGCCGCCGCCGCTCCATGGCGACGGTGGAAGCGCGAAAATAACTGTTCCTGCGCCGGTATCCACCGTGTATTCATTGCTCGTCAGTTTAAATACATTTCCATTCATTGACACATTGACAGACGGCAGTTTTTCTCCTTCTTCTTGTGTATATGGTATTGCTTGCGGATACTTCTTTTCTTCCACTTCTTTTTCTGTTTCTGTCAATTCATAAGCGGTCACAGTTCCTTGTGTCAATATAGATGGTGCAGCTACGTCACCATCCAGCGCAGCAACAGCAATATACCTTCTTCCACCAGCCTCAATAAAAAATTTATCTCCTTCAGGCACCGCTGGAACGGTAAACAAAAATGCCGGTTTGTCGTGCGTCCATGTATTGACCTGTATATATTCTTCTCCTTCAACCTTTACACTGTCGACGCCGTCAATGTCCTGACTGTCCAAATAAAACACGACCGAAAAACCATCCCCGACCATAGAATTGATGCGTTTGCTTGACAGTAAATTCACTGCTTCAAACGGCGTGCCGCCGCCAGTCGCCGGCGCTCCTATAACAGTGGTTGGGATAAAACATTCTCCGTCTTTCACATTTGTGACAGTCAAACCGCCGTCCGTTTCTTTTACAACCAAATAATGTTGACCGTCTAATATATATAAATTGTTGTCGTGGACAAAATGCGTCGATCTGTCGTTCTTTAACCCCGTGTAAATAAGCGTGTGCGTACCATCTCCGTTGAGTTTATATAATTTATCTGCAGCATGTGCAAATATGTATCTGTTTCTGAGGAAACAATAAATTAATCCGTTTATTGGCTTGTCAAGCACGTGAAGCGTTCTCCATCCTACGCGCTTTTCTGGATAACCAGCTATATCCGAAACAAGGTTTTGCGCATCAGGGCTTCTATACTCTTTTACCTGTGTTTCGTCCGTAGAAAAATCAACTCCGGCAAATTGTCGATATTCTTTAGTATAAAGTTTTATACTCGCTATGTTTTTCGGTGTTACGGATTTAGGCATCTGTATTCCCCCCGTATATGTCTACGATGGACGTAATGTTGTACTTCTGAACGTCATGCAACGCAGATATATATTTATTTCGGTAGTTCTCAGCTTGAAAATTGTCCATAGCTTCTTGGAAATACCAACTTGCAAGACCGTACGGCAGAGCAGCCCTTACAATTGCGTCGTCGTATTCAATTTCGTCTTCGAGACTCGTCAGATACTGCGCCTTTAAAAGTTCATCAATTCCATTCCACTGCCTTATGGAATTTTCATAAGGCAATGCTTCTTGGAGCAATATGTTCAAGAACCCAAGCGCAAATTCCTTGCTGTCAAGGTCTTCGTTGTCACGCTCGTATAAAAACGAACTTGCTATTTCATATATTTGCTGTCCTGTCATGGTTCATCCCCCGATCTTAAAATAAGGGAAGGTGTTTCCACCTTCCCTTTCTTGTTTCTTATGCCGCAGTATGAACCAGCAAATCGCTGTTAAATACTCCGTTTGCGCTCGCAACGGCTTTAATAACCGTACCCGCTGTGGGATTAGTAAACGCAGCCGTATAGGTAATCGCAGTATTGCTGTACCTCGGATCAGTACCGTCAAGTGTGTACAGAATGGTCGCGCTGCCGGTCGTGCTTGCAAGTGTCGTAGTGCTCTCGCCCTTAGTTGCAGTAGGCGTTGCCGCTTTGGCGCTGTTTGCCACGACAGCATATACGCCATCACTAAGCGTGCCAACTACAAATGCATCATAAGTATATCGACCTTCAAGCAAGTGACCGGAAATACCAGGCGGGTCTTGATGTATCTGTGCATCCCTGATCTTCTGCGCGAGGATTACGCTATTTTTCTGTGCTGCGATAAAATATGCATTTTGGGGCATATAGCTTGCTGGAACACATACGATTTTAAGCGACCCTATATCGCCTTTGTATCCCTTTATGATCATGTTATTTATGATCCCGTCACTTCCGGCAAATTCTGCCGCCGTCCTGACATACTTATATGTTGCGTTGCTCATATACACCCATCGATCACCATCTGGTATAAAGTGATCTGCAAAGTGCACTTCCGCGTCAAGCAACATGTCAATAATGGTGTTTTTTGTCGGTGCGGCAGATACAGTTGCAATTTTACCCGCATTCTTCGCCCATTCTCCAAGCGCGTATTTATCAATGCGCGGCACAACGCGCTCGGCAATCTGCTGTTTCATAACGCTACCGGCGTTCTTCATCATCTGTTGTTCGGTGTTGTCACCCTTGTCAATTACCAGCGAAAAACCCTCATCCATTTTCATGGTGAGCTCCTGCATAGTGTCCTGTACATCAGTAGGCGTTCCATATCTATTAGTGCCGCTGCGCGTGTACGGTTCCAGCTCCTTAGTCACAATAGACGGAATCAACACGCTTTTTACGCCGGAAAAACTCCATGTGGTATTCGTATGCCCTTCCACAAAGGAATTGTGCGTGTAAATTTTCGCCAGCTTGTCAGAGTATTTCTTGTGCAAATTAATTGCCATTTATAACATCCTTTCTCAACGCAAAAGGCCGTCAAGAAATGGGTCTATCGTATCCCCTGCGCCTGTCGACGCTACGCTTCCTACGGCCTTTTCTTTGTTTTTCTTGTTGTTCTTTTCGATCTCGAGCTTTTGTTCAAGCTCATGAATGCGCTTGTCCTTCTCTCTCATCTCATATGCCTGCATTGCCTGCATGGGAGAAATCCCTTGCCCAACCATGTCCATAACTTCTTTTGGAATTTCTTTAACGTCCTTATATTGCGGATACTTCGCTGAGAAATCCCGCCAAGGCTGCATTTGACGCTGTCGTTCTTCTTCCTTCCGATCCGCTTCCCGACGTTCAAAATCGCGTTTTTCGTTTTCGGCCATCATTTTTGACATCTGTTCGATCACATCACGCGGCCATTCCGGATGCTGGTTTTTCAACTCCGCCGCATGCCGCTGCTGCACACTTACTGTCTGCTGCTGTTTGAGGAAATTAAGGTATTGCTCCTTCGTCATGTTGTTCTGCTTGGCGAAATACTCAATAATCCCGGTTTCCTCTTCATGCTGGCGGCGCATGCTGTCTAATGCGTGATCGTAATTCATGCCCTTTTGGGCTAAGATGACCGCCTCGTCCATGGTGATGTCTTTTTCTTCGCCGTTATACTTGATGCGCAAGGTTGGTTTATCCTCTCCGCTCGTGTCTTCCGGCTTTTCATTAACATCTTCCTGTGGTTCGTCCTCGTGTTCTTCTTCCTGCTGTACTTCTGGGGCGTCCACTTCTTGCTCGCTGGTTTGCTCGTCAGTAAAAAGGTCGCTTCCATCTTCAAGTCCCATATCCAGATTGGTTTCTTCTGTCATGGCCAAATCCTTTCCGCGCTATGGTTGGCGCTTCGTGATATTAAAAAACAGCACCTTGTGATGCTGCTGTTTGTGTTTCAATGGCCCGTCTCGCCATTTGCTGTATTTGATTTTGGTCTACCATCGGTTGCATAGGTGGGATTTCCGCCTGCGCCTGTTGCTGCATAATTTGTTGTTGAAGCATTTGTTGTTGTATCTGCTGTTGTTCTTTCAGCTTATCCAGCATTTTGTTTTTGTTCGGCACATACTTATCCGGCACCGATTCCAAATATAATACCGCGTCTTGTAATATGCCGGATTTAAACAGGTTATCCAGCGTTTGAAGCTGCATGGTTTCGCTCCAATACGTCGCCGCGCCGACATCTACCTTCAATTCCAAATTTGCCGTGTTCAAATCATTGAAATTTATTTGAACCATAACATCCTTCGGGTTCTGCCCCATCATGGGAAGCTGCTGCTGTAACGCCGCCATCCCCTCACGGCCTAACACATCCACAGATGCGCGTATATTGCGTATACCGTAATCTGCACGCATTATGTCCACCATAACGCGCACATAATCTTCAACAAACTGATAAAATCCTCGTCGTTGCAGCTCTAAAGGAATTGCAGATGCTTGCTGTACCGCGATGATTGCGCTGGTGTTGTCAGGCTTAACGTTGCCTAACGCCGCATCGGATGCGCCCATAAAATCACGCGTCATAGTTATTACGCGGTCTATAATATCCATAACCTGCGGGGATACATCCGCTCCACGTACATTCGTCATGACTGACGCGCCTACATCTCCGTTTACTTCTATAGCTTCTCCGACTCGGTTTGACCATCGTTTAATCTTTGTTGCGTCGAAAATTACCTTCGGGAATGCGGTCATTTCAACAGACCGAATAGACATCGCGAACAATCTGTTTACGCTTATCTGATTCTGTATCAATCCAGTCAGCGCCGCCTGCCCGTGGCAACTACTTCTCACCTTTTCCCAAGAAAAATACGCAATCGGAAATAACTTGTATTCTGTGTCCCAGGCCTTTTTTACGACACAATTTTCCGTTGTTTTTGTTGCGTGAATTGTCCCGTCTTCGCGCCATAGACGAATCAATACAGTGACCATTTGGTTGTCGCTGCCATCTTCGCCCTGATGTTCGTCGCTGTCTGGACGTATCCGCATATACTCGTCTTCTGATATGCCATTGTCTTTGGCTTCTTCGCGCACTTCGTCCAGCATTTTTCGCTGCGCTATGATAATGTATCGTTGTTTCTGCACGTCGTGCACGTATGGATTGCCAAATATCAGATTAATGTTTTCAATAAGTTCCATCCTGATTCGGCCTTTCGCGTCTTGCCCGCTCTCCGCCTCTGGATCAAACCATAAATACATGCACGCGTCTCCGTCCACAGCCGCATTCCTCACCGCCTCGCGGTTTAGGCTCTTCGCTTTACATTGTTCAATGATTCTTTCTGTTTCAACAGCTAACAGCTTGCCAATATTTTCCATTCGCGGGTCGGGCGTGTATGGAGAAAGTGCAACCGCTACGTCATCCGATACGACCATTGCAGTAAAGTAGCTAACAACTCGCTTTAAAAAATTTAACGTCGGTTTTGGAAGGTCTGGTGCGTTTACGCCTTCCCACTGTTTCCCGTTGTAAAAATTTTCGTTTACACGCACATTTTCATACAAATCTATGCTCGTTTTGTATTCAACCCCGCGTTGATACTCTTTCCATATCTCGTTTGGTGCTTTTGTCATTTCTGCGCTCTCCCCGTGTAGTTCATGAAACTATCGAATTGTTCTATGTATTTTTTCATTTCTTCATCCATCACCTCGTTTATCAATCCGTCAACATGCTCGGAAGGGTTTTTGATCGTTTTTCGAGCAACAAAAAAGCCGGCTGCAAATATAACTGCTCCGACTATCGCACCGATAATATATTCCATTTTTATCTCCCGTAATTCAAAAAGTCGTTGACCTGATCGTCATAGTCTATGTAATCTTCATCCGCCGGAACCTCTGGAGCATCCGCGCACCTCGGCCGTCCGTCCAGCAAATATCGGAGCGCATCCGGCGCATGCGTAATGTCGTGCGGTTCTGTCGCACAGTCATTTGGATTTACATCGTCGTGCTGCAACAACGGGATGCACCGGATTAATTGCTCGCATGTATCAAATATCATCAGCCTTGGGCGATGGTTGCCCGCCCCGTCTGGCACGGGCTTTAGCCACTCTTTTAAATTTATCCATCCGTCCGCTCGTGTGTTTTTTACGCGTACAAGCGGCAACCCGCTCTGTGCAAATATCTCCGCCTGTGTGCGTCCTGTGTCCTTTGTCCTGCCCCATAAATCAGCGGGTGCATATGTGCATATAACATCTTCGCCGCGCGACGTCCTGTCGATAATATCGCGCGCCGCCAAACTGACAACACGATCCGGCGCGCAATACTCACGGTATACATATGCGTTACCCAGCTCGTCAAACGCCGCCCAAACGCATGCAAGCATATCCAGCCCGTAGTCGATAGCCCTGTACCGTCTCCAATGTGCGGGTATTTCAAATGGCTGGCATGTGTGCACATCCCGCCTAAATTCTGCGTAATATTGCCCTGCATATACATCCCAGTCGCCGTCAAGGTGCGCCCGTCGTAAGTCTCCGGGTAGATTTTTGAGCGTTTTTAAATAGCCTGGGTCATTTTGCATCAATACGTAGTTGTCAAAAATTTTAGCCCGTACAAATACATAATCATCAGCTTGTTCGTCCCCTTGGTAATTTCTGTCAACAAACAGCCTTTTCACCCACGCATGTCCCACGCCGCCGGGGTTGCAGGTGTAATACATGCGGGGTGTGAAATCCGTGCGCGTGGTGCGGTTGCAGGTCGTGAGGAACTGCATCTGGCTCTCGGTGAAGTGCGTAGCTTCCTCAAGGCCTATCACGTCGTACTCCTGCCCCTGATACTGGTACACGTCGTTTTCAGCCGCGCAGTAGCCCAGTTTTATCCTGCTGCCGTTTTTAAACGTAAAAACACGCTCAGTTGCATTATACCGCGCAATCCCGTTGAGCAATTGCAACAGCGGGACTACGTGGTTTTCCCTCAACTCCGGCAGTGTGCGCCTCAAGAGTAAAATTTTAATGCCATCGTAATGGCACGCCAACATCACAAACTTTGTCCGCATCGCCCACGACTTGCCGCCGCCTCGTGCGCCGCCATATGCAATGTGCCTTGCTCGCGCGCGGAAAAACTCCATTTGTCTTGGATTTGGCTTATACCCAAGGCTCACCCTTACCCCATCATGTCGTCCTCTGTTGCACCGCTGGGCAGGTCGTCAAACGCAAATTGGACTTTTGCGTCCATGTCCATGTCCACACTCTTTTTGTCCTCCCAACCGCACCAGTTTTTTAGCGCAAAGATAGTCATTGTCGCATGATACTTTCCAATCATTGCGCCAGATGCGATTGTGTCAGCCCGTATTTTGTCAAAATCGTGTTTTACCTCGGGAAAAATCTTATTGAGCGTATTGTAAATCGTCCTGCGATCGGTGGCCTGGTAGTTTTTCGCCAGCCACGCGCTAAAATCCGTTTGCGTTGGCGTCCTCACGTATCCTTCCGCGCTGATTTCGTCGCAATATCGCATCCATAGGTTTATAATTTCTTTTCCGCTTTTAAAACGCCTCGGTTTTGTATCCATCCACATACTCCTTTCTGCGCAAAAAAACGCCCACTTGCAGGCGTTGTCGTGATTTTTTACACTACAAATGTAACACGTTTTGAGTGGACGTTGTTGGACAAAAAAATAAAAAAAATATCAAAAAAAGTGTTGACAATCCATGCAATGCGTGATATACTAATATCAACAAAAGCAAGGGGGAGAAAAAAATGACTAAAACCACTATTACTATCAGAGATAACGCTAGCCTTGATGGTGCCTACGACAGTCCTCACTATAGTGTAGAGGCATACGACGCTCAGGGCAATGAGTATACCGTATATTGGAGCGTTGTAGACGACTGGGAGCCGACGTGGGAAGACGAGAGCGACGCATGCGACTGGGATCACCCCGTAAGCGTAATTGACCACAGCCATAATAACGATGAGGTCATCGACAAGGTCGACATCGTTTTTTCAGACAATTAACGCCCTGCACGGTATGCAGACCGTACAGGGCGAACCCCCATCACAACAACGCAATATAGGGCTGTCCGTATTATACAGCACGGGCAGCCCAAAAATCAACACAAAGGAGCAAATCAAAATGACATACGAGCAGTATTACAACGCAGTATCAGAAATCCCCAGCTACACCGACCCCGACGCGTACGCGTCTGACGTTGCATTGTCCGACATTTTTGCAGGCACCCCCGACGACCAGTTGCCCGCGCTTTTTAACGACCTACGCAAGCTGTGGGACGTATGGCACATGCCCCTGGTCGACATGCGCAAGATCACCGGATTATCTCAGGCAAAATTTGCAAGACGTATCCTGTCAAGCCAGCGCACCATAGAGGATTGGGAGTCCGGTGACCGCACCCCGCCCATAATGACACGGTTTTTAATCGCCGGAATGCTTGGCCTGCTGCCGGAAATCACCATTGATTGAGAGGCGCGCAATGATAAACACATATATACAGCACATTTTAGACGACCGCTCCAGTATCATCCAGCGCATCAATCGCCTGCTTGAGGACGCGGTGCCCTCTCTCCGCACCGACATTATAGACACCATCAAATGGTACGCGTCCAAATCAAAGCCGCATTACGTACTCACGCAAGACGCAAACCAGTACGACGATTCGGGCGTGCTGGTTGAGCGCGGCGAAGTTTCCAAAGATCAAACCATATCAGATTTTTTGTCGTCGGAATACACGGGCGACAAAATCCCCACATATTACAGCGGATCAGGATGGCATTACACCACGTATGCAGACGACCTCAACGATTATCTCGACGATCAGATTGTATGCCCAGCAATTTATGCATCAATACGTCAATCATTAGTCGATGAGTTTGGCGCAATAGATGATGCTACATTTGCCGACATCTGCGACGACGATCGTATATCAGATGAGTTATACTATTATTTGCGCGATACAAGCGACGCCCGCACATTTGCGCTTTGCGATACAGCGATCCGCCGCATTGGCATAGCCGACATGCTATTGCGCAACCTTTAGCGCAAGCCCGCCGTCAGCAAAAAAGAGCCTTTTACAGGCTCTTTTTTTGATCCAGCTTTGCGAGTGCTGCGTCCCTTATCCGCATCGTGTGTTTGTAACTATACATGACCTGTCGCGCTACATGTTTCCAGTCGGACGCTGCACCGATATAGTATGCATACATCACTTTGCGCTGTTGCTCCGGCAGGCTGGCAATCCATGTCTCCGCGCTGATCAACGCCATCTCCAAATCGATGTGCATGATCTCCCTCTGTATCTGCAAACGATGCAGCCGGTCAACCTGTGCCGCCAGCAAATCATTATCACCGTCCCCGTGCGGCATGCCCGTAAATAGTTGTGTCACACGCTCCATCTGCGACCGCAAACGCTCTATTGCCTCATCGTTGCGCTCCATGTCAGCGCGGATCGTCCGTATACGTTCTAATTCTTGCAACGTCACCCTGTTAATCACCCCACGATACGTCCAATTTCACGCGAAAAGAAATGTCATAACCCATTATTTTCTCCTTTCAACGCCCTCTCTGCTTCTTCGCGGGATAGGAACACGGTTTTGCCGAAACCGTCAAAAGCGTGCAAATCAACGTTCGTTGCGATCAAAAATCTCTCAATTTTAGATTTCATCACTCGCAAGTCTTCTTCGAACGGGTTCTCGGTGTTTATTTCATACACCGTATCCCCCACCTTGCATGGCAACACGATCAAGCGGCCTTGTTCTTCGGCGTACAGCAGCTCAATAACATAATTCAAGCTGCGCCCCATAACCCTAACGTCAGATGTGTTATAGAAAAATCTGTTACGCTCGGGATCAATCGTCGGTGCATTTGCCAGAACCTCCGTGCATTCTTCAACGCTTTCGCAGAAATAAAAATCCAGCGCATCCGCATCAACCAGCCGCATCGTTGTTACCTCCCATCATTGCCGTGCACAAAGTGATTGTTGAAATAATGGCACTTCTCGTTATAGTCATCCATTGTCGGCCTCCCTCGGCGGCTCTGGCATCGGCATCCAATGTGTGACGCTCTTTGTGCGCGTCCCGAAAACCTTCCACCACCCATTTAATTCCAGGGTGCCTTGCTCAACGATGGGGCTTTCACCTTTCCTTGTGCGGTACACGATTACGGCTGTAAACTTCTCTGGCAATCTATCCTTCACGCTGATCCATTCCATAGGGAACAGGCCACGTATAGTATTGTTGGGGTCGATATAGGTATTTTGCATTTTCTCCTCCTTTTTCCATGCTATGCCCTCGCTGGTGGTAATGGTAAGGGCATCCAATGCGTCACATATTCGCTGCCAGGGCAGATAATACCATTGTCCTGTACGGTTCCATCTCGGAAGTCGGGCCGGTAATACTGGAACTCCCAATATGGCTGGCGTGGCGCTTCTGCCGGGTAAAGCCGACCAATCGTTACCACCGCACCGTCCTCGCATCTTTCCCAGCTAAATATTTGATGTACCAGGACGATTTCCCCCGGCGCGGGCAACCGCTCTTTAACGCTAATCCATTCCATTGGTTTCCTATCGCTCCATACTCGCGGTCTCGATCTCCGCATACGCAAATCATTGCTTTTTCCAACGTCTTTTCTCGCGTCATGCCCTCATCTCCTTTTCATACTGCGGACAGCTCACGACATCGTGAGATACGTTATATTCGCCTGCCGTCCTTGTCTCCCATCCGTCTACAGGCGTCCCCCATCTCGCCCACGCGCACATGTTGCGCCCCGTCGATCGCGTGCATGTCCAGCACAATGTGTTTGACGGCACAAACATGCTTTTTCTCGCGTACGCCGGCAATTCTATTCCGAGTTTCGCCGCCTTTTTATTGACCGCATGCCTTGTCCGCCCAAGCCTGCGCGATATGGCTTCCCCATGTACTCCGGCCTCTGCAAGCTTTATCAGTTCCGCAACTTCGCTTTCGCTCCACAGATGCCCGGTATTTTCTCTTTTGCTGATGCCGATTTTTCTCGCCTTTTCCCACACTGCGCTGTGCGTCCGTCCTAACTTTTCCGCCACGTCGCGATACGTTGCACCGTCTGCGTACATCTTGCGTAATGTTTCCACTTCCTCACTCGTCCACAGTGCGCCCGGCATTTAAATACCCCCTTATCTCCGCTATTGCCGCCTCGGCTCCCCAACACACAGAAGTCTTGTACCCCTGTTTCGAAAGCTCCGTGATCCATTCCGACTGCGCCTTGGTCGGCGTATTCTTACCCACTTTCAACTCCACGTACAACCCGTGATACCCCCCACGTGGAACCGGCAAGAATATGTCCGGCACGCCTGCTTTTACCCCTGCAGCCTTCAATCTCCCCGCCTCAGCCTTACTACGCTTGCCCCCATTCGGGCAGTGATACAGCAGCTTCAATTCGGGATATACGTGTTCCTGATACGCCGCCCAGCGAAATATAGCGATCTGATCAAGCTCCTCCTGTCTATGCACTACTTCGCCTCCAATCCTAAATTGTCCAAGTCGACAAAAATATGATCTAAGTCGCCGTTTTTGTAGCTCCGCTGCTGATAATTTTGCGCCGAAGGGTTAGGCTTGGCCTGTGCCTGCATGCCGACATCTTTGAGCGGATACACGCTCTGCCACCCGCACATGATTGCCTGATCAATGATTGCTATCTGCGTTTCTTCGTCCGGCGCAAGCTGCACCAGTCTGTCTCGCAAGAGCTTTACAGCGTGCTCAGTCATCGGCTTCTTCATCGCCTTTCGATGCTCGACGAAACGATGGATTGCCCCTTCCAGTCCGCCCCATCCTTCCCGTGGGGGGGTATGGGGGGGATTATGAATCACATCACTCTTTTTAGTTTCGTTTCGTTTAGTATCGTTTAGTTTATTTAATGTGGCACTGTTTTGGGTACTATCTTGGGTACTATCTTGGGTACTATCTTGGGTACAGGTTTGGGTACTTTTTGCTATAGTCGATATTACTCGAGTACTATCTTGGGTACTATCTTGGGTAAAATATGACATAGCTGGTGTTGCTTGGGTACTATCTTGGGTACTTTTTAACGTAGTGAGGGAATGTATCCTGTACATTGTTGTCTTGGTACCTCTTGTCTTAACGCTGATATACCCACCCTGTATAAGTTTATTCCTTGCCGCAAATACACCTTTACGAGATAAGCCTGTCAGGACTTCGAGAGTCTGATTTGCGACACTGAACCACTCTGGCCACGATGCTTTGTTGCATATGTGCATCAACGCGCTCCATAGTGCAACCTGACCGGAACTCAACGGATTGCTTAGAAGCAAATCGTAGAAGGCGTTTATCTCTTTGATGTAATCCATCCTATCCCCCTGTTAATCCCTGTTAATCCCTGTTAATCCCCGTTAATCCCACGGCAACGGTTCGTCGTCCACATCGTAAAAGCCCTGCATATCTCCCTGTACATTCTGTGCGGCTACCTCACCTCTCGGGCTTAGGAACTCGATTTCATCAGCGTTGATCTCTATAGACGCGCGCGGCTGCCCGTCCTGCCCTGTAAACATGCTCAGGCTCGCCTCTCCTACCACTGCGACCTTTTTCCCTTTGGCAAGATACTTGGCGCAGTTTTCGCCCAGCAAGCGCCATGCGCTCACACGGAAAAAGTCCGTTTGTTTTTGCCCGTCCTGTCCGGCAAAACGCCGGTTTACCGCGACGTTGAACGTACAGACAGGTACGCCCGTACGCGTCGCCGTGAGCTTCGGTTCCTGTGTCAGGTTACCGATGATATACAGCTTGTTCACTTTACATGCCCCCATTCCCTTGATAATTGGCTCTCTAAAATTCTGATTTTGAGTTTTTGCACGTTGATTGCTTCCTGTGCGCTCTCATACAGGCTTTCCGCTATGTCGCGCTCGAGCCTCAGCTTTGCAATCTCAGGCTCGCCCTTGGCTATGTCTGCAAGATGCGTCACCGCTGCGCCTTCTGCGCGCAGCACTGTCAGTCTTTTTGACAGTGCCACGCGATAGTCATGCTCCGTTTGGGCTTTCGCCCTGCCGCGCGGTTTCAGCTCGCTTATCGCGCGGTCAAGGAGTTTCTGTTCCAGTCTGATCTCTTCCCACAGTTCCATTTGCAGCGCCCTTTCTGCTTCCGTCCATGTACGTGATGATCTGTGTCAACTGCTGCGCGTTGAGCTTAAAAAACGGGGTTTTAAACGTTTGCATCGACGCTTTGTTTGCCTTGTCCACGTCTCCCCGCATACGCTCTAATACTGCGTCCTGCAATGCTATGGTTTCCGCGTCCGTGTACGCGCTGCGGAACATGCCGTTTTCGCTCGCAGTCTGGTCGGGGTCGTCGCCGGTCATGATCTTATAGGCCTTTAACAGCGCATACTTGTCCGCGTACGTCATGGCCTTGCCCGGCGCTTTGTCCTGGCTGTCTACACCGTCCCCGTACGTCGTGATCTCTATGTGCTCTTCGGGGTTTTCGGCATTGACAAATCGGTACGTCGTTTTGACCCGCAAAAACAGCTTGTTCGACTTGGTGACGTTGCCCTTATACTCTTTTTCAGTCGTCATGACATCCGTTGCGATAATCTCACGCTCGCGCGGATAGCTGTATATCTTGTGCTTTGCTTCCAGCGGCTTCACTGCCGCCAACACGTCCGCTTCGCCGACTGCCTTGTATTCGTTCCGACCTTCGCCCACCCTGAGGTTCTTTGCCACGCACGCGATTTCGTCTGTGATCGCCAGCATTTTTTCGTATATATTCATTTAGCGCACCTCACTTTATTTGTAGATTTTTTCGCTGTTCAAGCCTTGCCCCCTCAATCTCCATGCCGCCCTTTATCGCGGCTTTGATTGCCGTCTTGTTGGGTACGGGGTCTTTGTACGTCAGCAATGAGTCGTCATGCTCTGCCGCCCATTCCACAAACGCGCGCTCGTCGTCGATCTGTACCGCCTCGGATTTTGTAAATTTCATACAGTTTCGCGTCGTTTCGATCGTCGGTATGTTCAGCATCAGCATAGCGCTGCTTAAGTAGTTGCGCAGCCGCTCCGCCCTGCGTGCCTTTGCCTTTGCCCTCTCTGTCAGGGTTGCAGCCTCTGCCTTAATCGCTTCCGCTTCCGCTTCCAGCTCCTTTATCAGGCATGCGATATTATCCGCCTTAACCTTAAATGCGCCTTCCAACGCTTCCAGCGTGTCCTCTATGACTTCCTCGGGCAAATCCCCGTCCTCTATCGCCGCCTTAAACCGGCGGTAATCCTCTTCTATCTCATACAGCTTCATTCGACGCTTCCCCCTCTAAAAATTTGATAATCAAATCCCTCAGCCCTGCCTGCATGGTCTCGTATCCGTGTCGCTTTAAAGCCTGTTGCAACCGGTCGTAATCCGCTTGCGCGAGCCTGCATTGCACTCTCTGCGGCAGCTTCCTGCAATCCCTCTTGCGCGATTTTGGAGAGGTTGACGCAAATGCATCCTCTATAAGCCGCTCCGCGTCGTTTAAAAGCCGTACCCCGTATTCGTCTGGACGCTCTACCTTGCTGTGCAAATGCTTGTCATACTTGGGGTAACGCTCCTGCATTACCCCGACGATCTCACGCACAAACAGCCCCCGCTCCTTGCGGAACTCTTGCATCAACAACATGGCGTTCACCCCCTGCGCGCCCTGCCCCACGCTTCCAACGTGCGGATCGCGCAATCCAGATTGTTTTGCGACATCGCCATGTCTACCGCCTGCTCAAAAAGCATCTCCTGACACGATCCCGTGATCCTCGACAGCGCCGCCGCTGCACGCGATATGTACGCGGGGTCTTTCTGCGCCTGCCCTCTGTCCACGATCTCCCAGTAGTAATCAGTTAAGTTTTTCATTGCGCACATCTCCTTTTTTTGTTATAATCCTATTAGCACATATTTCCTTTGCGCTCTGACGGGCTTCCATCCCTGACGGGCGCTTTTCTTTTGTCATCCGTTCCACGCCCTTGTCCATTAACCGCTGCCACCATTTAACGCCGTCCAGCGCACAGGCCAGCGCAAGCAGCGCGGCAAACGCAAGGATCACCATGTGATTTCACTCCTTCTCTCAAAATATTTGCAGCTGTCGTACGCTTCCTTGTCCTTTATTCGCGGATACCCGCAGTGTCCAACGCCTACTTCAATAAGCCGCCCTACTGGGTTCATGCAATAATGTGGATAAAAATGCTTGCAATTCTTGCATACGTTTTTGTCCTTGTTCGTTATCCATACTTTCATGGTGGCACCCTCCCAAACACGACATATTATGTCGTTCCTTATGTGTCTATAATATGACATACTATGACGTGTGTCAATAGTTTTTTAGGGGGTACTTATGTTTCCTGTTCGTTTAAAGGCCGTTCGAAAAAGTCGCAATCTAACTCAACAATCTGTTGCTGATGCATTGAATATTACAGCGCGTTCATATCAAAGGTACGAAGCTATAAATGGGTTTTGCGAACCGCCCATGACTACTCTCGTACAAATCGCGGATCTGCTTGACGTGTCCCTCGACTACCTTCTGTGCCGCGATGCGTGGTTGAAATCTCACGAAGCACGCGCTGATGAACACACATAATATCCTCTAAGGCATCCCATGCAGCAAACGAACCATCCGTTTGTCCGCTTTCCATTCTCTGATACTGCCTTAACCCTATCCCCAGCAAATCCGCGACTTGTTGCTGGGTTAGCCCTTTTCCCTTGCGTGCGGATTTAAGATTTGCTCTCATATTCCAGCATCACCTTTGCAAGCTCCAACGCAGCCAAATAGTCGCGCTCGGGCAATGCTTTATCCCGTATTCATCAATCGGGAATGCGTTAAACTCTTCCTGTGTGTATACTTTCATCCTTTTGCTCTCCAATTCCAGTATTTTTTACTTTTTAACAGTGCGTCCATTGTTCTTTTTGCAAACATGTCGTCAATGCTGCGCTCGTACCTCTCGCGCTCTTTGTTGCGCCTGATCCGCTCCCGCTGCAGTCCTGCCTTAAACTCTTCCAGCGTAGGGGTCATGCTTTCACCTTCTTCGGTCTGCCGCGCACACGCTTCTTCGGAGCCGCAGGATGCGCCTGATAATACCCGCTTGCCTTGCGCACGCTCTGTGCGCTCGGCCTGCCCGCCTCGAGATATTTTGCTATCGATCGGACGGATACTATAAAACTGCTTCCGCTTAATCTGCCATCCTTTTTCATGTTCGCCACCGTGTTTACGTGTACGCCCAGCATTTTAGCCGCCTCGGCGTTTGTCACCGTCTCGCCGTATTGGTCGACCATCTCCCGCACCATAGGCGAACTCCCCATGCGTTCGTCGATGACATTCTCTACGACTTCGCGCACTACTCGTTCCAAATCTGACATTTTTTGCACATACCCCTTTCTTAAAGCGGCGCGGGGCGGGAAAGTATATATTTTCGGAGGTCTTTCTGAGTGAGGTAAAGGATAGATCGACCGCCCCGCGCCAAACTGTATATGATTGTTTATCCTGCTTTATCCGTGCCTTCGAAGAGTTCGTTAGGCGTAACGCCTAAAGCTGTTGCTATCGTTGGAATATAACATGCTCGAAGTATCCTTCTCCCGGCTATCATCCGGCTAAACTCTGCATTATCCATGCCTAAATCGCTTGCTACCTTGCATCGTTTAATTCCTTTTTCTTTAAATATGCGCTTTATGTTGTCGCGCAGCATTGTGTCGACAGCAGATTTCAACTAATATCACCTCTTTCAGAATTGACTTGTTTGACAACTTTTGTTTGGGTATGGGCGCTGTTTTGTTGTATTTCCCAATCATTTGTGCTATCCTTTGTGTACGCCTAAGTGCGTAGAAAGGGGGTACTTTCCATTATGGGAAACCTTTTTTCTCGCCCGTTCCCAGACTTAAAAATTATTAAGTGCTGATGCTAAGGGCGTAGCGGATCCATACCGCTAAAGTGACGCTGCGAACCAAGAACGCGTTGTAGCTAACGTGGCGTGCTTACTGCACGGAGTGAAAAACCATCACCCCTTGTTTTGCCTGGCGACCATACCAGGTAAGTGAACGCATTCATGCTGCAGTTTGCTCTGGGTAAACAAATTTGGAAGAGAAGCATTTGTGAGCTACCACAAATGTTTTTCTTTTAGCCCATACCCTAACTACAGTTGTCTGATACCATTATATACGAGTATCGCATATATGTCAACGGGTTTCTCATATTTTTTTGTTTTAATTGTGCTTTTAGCGTTGACTGTTCCGAGTATCGCG